ACACATTTCCCACCTCAACAATTTATTAGTACCTAATATTAAAGCTCCATCATATAAAACTTCAATAGATCTTTGTAGTTTAGAATAATCTCCCTCTGCACTGTCAGGAGGATTGAAAGTATCATCTTTTTCAATAGCTCTAGCTCCACCTGATTTTGTTTCTTTTATTTTATAAACCTCGTTCATGTAGGTCTTATAATTAAAATACAAAATCTTCACTTTATTAATATCGTTGTCTTTACTAGAATATGGTTCGTAGTCGTAGTTGTAAGTAGTGTTACTTATTTCTTCTAGATCTTGCTCTGTTAAAAAAGGAAACTGTTTAGCTAACTCATTTATTGGTATAGACTTCACTTCGCCTACGTAGTATAAATCATCAAAGTTAGGAGACTCTGAGTAAGAGTATACTAAATCTGCTGGATCTACGTATTCTACAATAGCTCCTTCAGAAGTGTTAAAAGAAGTTTTAGTAGCACCGATACCTAGAACAGCTAAATCGTAGTAAAATCTTTTCTTAATTAAATCGTAGTTACTTGCGTCAAACAAAACATTTATAGCTTGCTCTTGAGCTACTTCTATATTTTGCTTATAGTTTAACTGCATGTGTATCTTTAACTCGTCTTGATCGGCTGGTATCTTAGATAAGTCATTTTCAAACATGTCTATACCAAATAGCTTACTAGCTTTTTCGTTAAAATCTTTAGACAACATATCTCTAAGCAAAGACTCCATGTATTGAGTTCTCTTAGAAACTCCATAAGGATCTTGAGAAACAGCTTTGAGCTCGTAATCTTTATCAGACATCCCGTTTACTACAATATCAACAAACTTAGATATTATTGGAACAGGCTTCCAGTCTAGATTTAAGTAAGATAAATCACCATTGATAGATAATTCATCTTTGTACTTTTGTATAGACTGCTCTCCTCTAGCGTATAATCTTAGGTTGTGAAAACTAGAATACCTACTTCTATATCTACTTGATCTACTAGTACTACTACTAAACCATTCTGACTCTATAGCTTTCGCTACTCTTAAACCATAATCGTAACTTAGCTTTTCAGCATCGCTAACTGTTTGTTTTGGAAAGTACTTATGCGGATAACTCATTTTATTGATTTATTATTTTTGAAATACTACCAGTGTTTGCGTACTTAGCAATATTTATATTTAATTTACTTTTTGTTTTAGCGCTAACAGGTCTATACAAATGTCTATTGCAAGCCATTATAGCTAAACCACTACTTATAGAAGCATCAAACTTCGTACGTTTGTTAATATCAAATTTAGACCAGTCTAGCAACGTTTCGTTAAAATATATATTACCATAATTACCATCTTGTAAATGACCAACGTGATCATTTATATACATTTCAATAGCAGCAGCGTGGGCTTGTTTTATATCTTCACTCGAGTTAGGGATACCTCCCACTTCGCGCTCTGCTACCGATAATTTGTTCCAAACTTTATCAGGTCTGTTCATACTAAACGCTCTGTAACCTCTACGCTTAAAGTAGTATAGTAATCTTGGTTTATTATTCTCAGCTAGTAATGGCATCCCGTAAAACACACATGACATAAGTACATCTTCAAAAAACATCTCAGCGGTTTGTGGTCTAGCTATATACTCTAAAAAAAAGTGATTAGCTGGAGCATCTTCCATAGAAAACTTAGTTAACCCGTGTAAAGCTCCTTTAGATCCTTTACCATCAACTGTACCGCTAATATCGTAGCTGTCGCAGCCAAACGCACCAATATGTTCGTTTCCTGGATACTTAACTCCATTTTTAATTACAACTTTGTTTTGCAAACTTAAACTAGGCACCCAGCTAATTTTAAATCTACCTTTTGGATCTGGATTAAAAATTACTTGAGTATCTTTAACCCCGTTTGCCCATTGAAAATTTCCAACATTTACAGCTGCGGAGCTAGTTGCTTCTTCGTTATAATCTATTTGCTCGTATATTTTAACTAAATTAAATATACTATTTTTTGTTTCATCTCTAAATGCATGTTCTTCAGTTCGTGGAAACTGTCTGTAAAACTCATTTAAAGCATCTTGGTCATCGCGTAATCCGTCGGCTTCATTGTTCCAGTTCTCTATAACACCAACGTCTATTAGTTCACCGTCGGGTCCATAACACTTTCGTGTTGGGGTATTGAAAACTGGTCGTCCATACTCATCAATAAATCCTTCATAGTTCCATTCCATTGGGATAAACAAAGAATATAAACCAGAACGTGTTTGACCATTTCTATTTCTTTTTTTGACATCACTGTCGTTATATAACTTTTTAAAGTTATCACCACCTTTATCTAAAGCGTTTGATGTTGATCCCATCATACACTTACCTATAATTCTACTACCAAGACGCAAGCAGGTTTTTGTAACACGCCAGTTGTTTAAAATATTATCAGGTCTTTCCCACTTACCACTTTCATCGTGCACTAGCAGATTAAGTTTTTCTCCATCATAACTGTTGTCACCTGTATTTTTCCAATCAATAGTAGTGTCAAGTCCAACCAACTCCTCTTGCTTTTCGTTCGCAGTAATTTTTCTACGCGTAAACTTACTTGCAGGAACCCTATAAGCAAGCTCAGACTTAGGTCTGTCCATACCATCTTGAATGGGTTTGAAGAAGAAAGGATAGTTAATAGATATTGGTACCACTTTGTCGGTAAACATTTTCTTTGCATCAGATCCACTTTTAGATAGTATTCCATATCTAGAGTCACTTGATATAGTAGCTAAATTAACAGCTTCAGCTGAACTCATAAAAGAAAAACCACTACGTCTGTTTTTTAAATAACACATACCATAGCATCTCTTGTCTGCTTTACATGCTTCCCAAAATATAAAGAACAACCTGTTTGCCTCTCTAAAGTCTGGAGCACCAACGTCTATCTTGCTCCATTGTAAATACATGTAATGACTACCTGTAATATACGTAGGCTCATCGCCGTTCATAAACCAAAAACCTTCTTCTCTGCGTTTAAACTCTTCGTCTATAAAGTCGTACCACTTGTCTTTTTGCTCTTCAGGATACTCTCTCCAGTCAAATATGTTTTTTAATTTATTTAGCTCTTTAGGATACTCTAGCTTTTCCCACTTTCTTTTGTCTGACACGAGCACTGATTTCGGTTCAGGCGGCAACCCAATTTGCAAACCTTGTATCTCCAATATCTGTCCAATTTTTCCACTTTTAGAGATAACCACAATATCATTTTCTTTATTGTAACCATATTCCCATCTGCGTTTTTTGTTAAGTCGACTTATAGTAGTCTTCTTAACTGGTTCAACTATTTTATATAAGCTTTGTTCGTAACTCATTTCGATCTGCCTTCCGCGAAGCCTTTAAATACTCGCTCTTTCTTTTCTTCTTGTGTCTTTCCTTCCAGAATATTTTCTTCTTCTTGTACGCGGTTGAGGATTTCAAATGCATCAAATATAGCTAACTTCTTAGTAGCCGCAGCGTTTTTAAGTCGATCAGCAGATACATCATCTTCTGTATTAGTTATAATTTGCTCTTCAGCTACTTTAATTAACTCATCAACAGCTTTACGCCCAGCTAGGATTATACGTTTCTTCGTCTCCTTTATGCTCATATTTAATTGTAATAAATTTAGAATATACTCTATATAGCTTTTCACCGTCTATAATAAACTCGTATTTAGAAAAAGGAGTAAAATCTACAACATCACCTTCTAAAAAAGATCCATCAGTATACTTTATTATACCTTTAGTAGGATGCTCTTCTTCATTGCTCCAGCTGCTTTTATTTTTCAAAGGCTTTACAAAACAAAAACCAGGCATTGGTTTCCATTGGCCTTTGTGCTTGTGTAAAAAAACTTGATCTGGAGATACTATATATTTATCTTCAGAAAACCAAGCTTTACTGTTTCTTTCATTACCTTTAACGTCGTGCCATCTTCTAAAAACATTATGATGAACTATTACTTCGTCTCCTTTTCTAATAGAAACATTACTAACAATAGGACTGTTACAGACAACAGCTTGACGGTTAACATACTCATGATTATATATTTCAGAGTTTAGTATCAACTCTTTATCTCCAACTTTCTTTTTGTTGTTATATCTATGTCCAATAGGTGATATAACAAAGTTGTAAACGCCTTTCATCAATACTCTAGATTATATTCTACAGATATTGCCATATTTTTATTAAAGTCTTTCCAAGGTATGACTACTTTATTTTTTCTTATATAAATAGAGTATTTTTCTTCTTCTTCTACTATATCGCATATAGTGTGACCTCCGTAAACTTCTTGCCCTACAGCGTAGTGCATAGCGTCTATTTTATAATCTTTACCTATGGTTATCTTTCTTATTAGCTTCGTTGTTATCATTTTCATTATATTTAATTGTTCCGTCTACAATATTGATTTCATCAGTACCATAGTCTTTTTTAAACTCTTCTCTTAGCTCTTCAATAACATCTTGCATAGTAGCAATCATGTGTAACACAGAGTGTTTTCTAGTTTCTAAAGTACCTATTTCTTGTTGCATTTTAGTAATTCCTTGAGCAGCTTTTCTTAATCTTTCTAACTGCTGTTCTGTAATTTTTTCTGCACGTGGTTTTAAATCCACTTTTGGAGTTTTTCTTTTTGCCATGATTTTATTTAATTAAATTAATATTATAAACTATTTCTAGTTTTTATGTCTGTTTCTATTAAAGCTATATTTGCATCACTTACAAGTTCGTTGAAAATAACTACTTCAAAAAACTTAGCGCCAACAGCTGACGCACTACTTGTTGATCCTAGTCTAAGTATTCTAAATGTTCCAGAATTTGAAGCTGGAAAACCACCACCTAGAGAAGTATCGTCTTCAAAAACATCAACGTCATTACTACCGTCTCTAGATATTCTAAATAAAGCTTTGCTAGTACTAGGAGCTGTGTCTGCTGTTAATATAGTACTAGTACCATCAAAAATAAACCTAAACTTAGCCTCAGTAGAACCATGAGCAAACCTAAAAAAGTTATTTCCTGAACCAGCACTACCTTGGAATATTGATTCTGGCTGGACAGCATCATTCTGGTCTATTACCGCGAATATTGTAAACGCTCCTGTAAGAACTATTTCAGAAGTAAGGTTTGCTTCTGGATATGTACCACCGACTTGCTGTTTTAAATGTAAAGCTCCGCCGGTAAATTCTACTCTATCACCTGTACCAGCTGAAGCGTCATCTATAGGATTACCCTGGCCACTACTATCAGCCCATATAATTCTATCACCGTCGTCTGATTGGCCTTCATTAAACTTTAGCCAAGTCTGTATACCAGATACACCAGCTATATCAAATCCAGTTGAAGGATTTTGAGATGATATTATTCTATTACCTAAACCTAACATTAAACGCCTAAATAGCCAATTATCATTTTAGCTTGAGTAGCGTGAACTTCAGTATATCTTCCGTATATAATAGTTCCAGCTGGAATAGTATTGCTATTATCAAGCTGAACACCACCGGCGCCAGATACAGCTGTTGGGCTACTACCGTGAGCAATGTCGTGAGCAGCAGATTCAGTCTCAAAAAACTCTACTCCGTTACCAGCGTCTTGTTCTGCTTTTAAACCGCCACTTGCCTCTAAAGCGGTATCTTCTAAAAAGTGTATTGCTACAAATACTTTTCCAGTTGGAGCTTTCATAGGGTTAACGGTATCGTTAAATATACTACCCATCTGTCCGAACTGATAAGCTACTTCTGTTGAATTTTGTCCCATTTTATTTTTCTTTTGATTGTTCGTTTTTCTTTGAACTTCCACCGAAGAAGAAGTCTATAATTGTATTTACTTTAGCGCTCATAGCACCGAATATTGTAGAGATGAAACTAATTTCAAACTCTCCTAGTTCTATTGATTTTGTAACAAAGTAGTTAAACATTACAAATGTAATACCAAAATATGCTACAGTAAATAAC